TTTCCTTATCATGCCGACTTGTTGAGGGTCAGGAGTATTCTTTGGCTTGAGTGCCTTTTGTAGCCTGTCATGTAGTTCCAAGTCACTACCAAGAGATTCCAATGCATTCTTAGCATCGTTTAGATGCTTACCAATGTCATCCCTGTTATTCAGGTCTATCGCTTTCACCATCATCTCAATGGATGCCAATGCCCTTCTTGCCATCGGATCCATCTTTTGAAGTCCAAATATATCGCCTTCGCTCATGTCGCTCACTCGCTCCTAATTTCTCCATCGTTAATGATTGTTATCCTAACGCTGGCCTTTGGCTCCGGCGTTCCTCAACTTAGCATCCACGCTCGCTTCTGCGGCAGATTTCTTGTGATCTGTCTTGTCTTTACGGGAAGAAGAGGATGCGTGTGCGCCACTTACACGGCTGATGTTTCTAGGTGATTTCCCCCCTGACTTTCTTGTCTTCCTCTGACTTCTGCCTATGGTCTTCAAGGATGGTAAATCAGTTCCATGAGTCATGGCGATGGATTCTTTGATTGGCATCTGCCCGTAGTCCTTACCATCCCTCTTGACAAGTTTCCAAGCCTTCTCGAAATCATCAGCCGCCCATGCATCGCAGGTATGGTCTGCTCGGCAGTTGAAATCATACCACTTGCAGTACCCTGTCATTGGGTCATCTGTCGCATCTGCATCCCAGGCTTTGCAGTTTCCACACTTCTTCGACCCTGTGGCCTTTCTGTAATTGGGAGCATCACTCTTCGCCATTAGCAATTCCACCTTTTGAGGGCCGCACCTTTTGGTGTCAGCTTGCCACCCTTGCTCGTTGGGCCTTTCACTCCTCCCATACGAGCGCAGAACGACTTTCTCCTCTTGGCCTTCTTGCTTCCTGGTTTGAGTTTTGAGGGCTTCTCTGTCACAGGTGGCTTTAGGTTAGCACCCTCTGTCCTCTTGAAATGCGCTCTGCCCTTTGCACTAAGGCCACCCTTGCGACTGTGCTTATTCTTGTTATACCCATGAAATGGCTTGTCTTTCTTCTTCGCCTTGATTAGAACCGCTTTTGTTAGGAGATTGCAAGTAGGGCAATTGCATGACTTTACCATTGTTGGCTTCCCTCCTACTCCTTGCTTCTTGCTTCTCTTTCTTTTTGTAGCGGCCTTCTTTTCCTTAGCACTCATAGATCCTGCCGTCTTCGGTGTCTTTGAGCTGACTTTCTTCGATGGGCGGCATTTCGGATAGCCCCTACTAGATTTGTCAGCATCATCCCTGCCGCACGGGGGATGCTTGCCATCCTTGTCTTTACGAGATACATCAACCCACTTCTCCTTGAACCAATCCCGTAGGTCTTTCGAGATGAGTTCTGAGAAAGGAAGTGCCTGGGCATTCATTTCTTCCCCTTCTTCCCCTTTGACTTCTTCTTCCAACCGCCACCTTTGCCCTTGTACCACTTAGCGGCCCAAGCATTCGCATAGGCTGATGGATATACATCGAATTTCGCTCTTGCTTTGGATTTGGCCTGTGACCATAGCCCAGGATTGGTAGGAGCATTGTCGCCCTTTTCCTCGCTCTTTGCTATGTCCCATGCAATGTCGAAGGCATCTGCCATGCTATGCCTTTTCTCGACAATTGTTTATTGCATTTGCTCATTGAGGCGGTGGTTGTCCGCCTGGTGGTGGTGCGCCCCCACCTTGAGCCTGAGCTGCTTCTTCTGCCTTAGCCGCCAATTCCTCGGGAGATGGTTCCTTGAAGTCGAACTCTAGGAATTTGTCGTCTATTTGGTCACGCAGTTTCGCATCGTATCCTGCTTGCTTCATCTGCATCATGTTGCGGATAGCCATCTCATCCCTGCGGAATCGCATGATTTCATCCTCTTCCTCGTGTGGGTTGAGTGTGATTGTCCACTCATCTATGCCGAACGCCTCAAGCAATGTTGGGAATAGGTGTCTGTTGTATATCGACTGAGCATATGCCAAAGCACGGTTCGTGACCACGATCTGCATACCCTCGTTGTTCAGACCGCCACCGGATACATCATTCATGAATACGTTCGATACGCCATAGTATGCAGAGATGCGTTGTCTGATGTCATCCTTGATTGGTATGTATTGCAGTTCTTCTAGCGTATCCATCATGCGGACATACTCAAGACCACCCCTGCCGGATTCGGTTTCAACACCGATGGTCGGCACATAGTTTGGGTCACGCTCAAGATGTTCCTGGATGTTGCGGGCAGTCCTCTCCACAGTCTCCATGTTGGATGACTTGATGACCATGACTCCACGAGGCATCCTCTTCTTCTGATATGCCGAATAGACGTAGTTATCCATAGCGATGAGAGTATTGACTTGCCTCCACATAGTAGCAACAGGGCTACGGCCATACAACTTGGAAGGCGACCACTTGCTTATGTGAATGACTTCGCCCTCAGTATAGACTTGCCCGTTGCCCACACCTGCTAGGTTGATGTAGTGAATTGGTACGACAGGCATACCAGACATAGGGCATACTGCATCGGGGTCGCTTGTCCTGAATGACCTATCGACCAAGCTAGTGTATTGGGTTCCTCCTCGAATCCCTCTCTTGTCTGCCATGATTCGCATGAAGATAGGGTCTGCACGAGATACCTCTCTTATGCGGAAAAACATGGGTTGCTTAGTAGCAGGATCAACAAAGTATTCTTTCGTTAGAACGAGATATGCATCATCGACTATGTTCAAGTCCATCTCTATCTCTCTGAGTATGTCGATGAATCTCTGAGTCATTCTGTTCTGCCCACCCAGGACAGTCTCTGCGTATTCGATTTGGCCTTTATCCGCCTTGCGGACTTCTCCACCGCAGTCTTTGCACGATTCCATCTCTTGATGATACTCGGCTTCGCATTCGACACACTTGCATACGAATTTGGATTTCCACTCCCATCCCTTGCGGAATGTTTCCACGCATAGGTGATTTAGAATGGAACGGAGAACCATGCACTCGTAAGCCGCCGCATACAATGCAGGAACAGTAATTCCTTGAAGAAGAGGGGGTTCTTGCACACCTTCTGTGAAGAGAGGCATGGATGGAATAGGAGTGTTATAACGCTCCATGTCCATGCCGATGGCAGCGAACATTCGCTCCATTTTCTTGCCATCAACCACTTGCCTTCACCTTCTCCTTCATTATGTCGAAATCATCGACTGTTATTTTGTGTTTGCGAAGCAAACGAGGTTTATCTGCTTGGTCAATTGAATCATAAGCCAACACTATCAACGTGTCTTTGTCTCCTCGCAATGCATTCAGAATCATACGAGGAGAAGGATATTGATTAGACTTGGACAAATGAGATTCCGCAGTTTCTAGTGCTTTGCGAACTGCCATCTCCCCTTCAATCACCAAACCCATTCCTTCTGCCTTTACTCCAGCAATCCCTTCCTTCTCTAGTGCATCGACATACCATGGTGCTGATGGTGCGTTGAAGTTTATCTCCAAACGTGGTTGTAGTCTAGTGTCAAACTTGAAACTACTGTTGCTATCTATCAGTCCTGCAAGGAACCTATCTGCATCTTTGAGTATCACATCTCTTCGCATGATGTCATAGAACAGACCCCTGCCCATCGACTTGCCAATCTGTCCGATGGAAATGATGTCGAACAAGAAACCATGAGATTTGATGAGTGATGAGATTTCAGCAGGACTCGCTTGGACACCGTATGATTTGAGTGTTTGAGCATTGACTGCTCCTCTTGACGATAGTACCTCTCTGCAATTTTTTAGAATAGATCTTTCCCTATGAGATAGCCTTTCGGATTTGTCGAGGGTCGTTCTCCACAAATTCTCGGCATTTTCCTTTTCTGCTTCATTCTCAGCAGAAACCCATGTCTTGACGAAACGCCTGAATGGTAAGTCTAGCCTCTTTGCATTCTTGTTCAGAGAGTCATAGTCTAGGTCAGTCAATGGCAACTCATGGACTAAATCAGGTGAAACACCTACAAATTGAGCCAATGTTGATTGTTTTTCGAGAAGAAGCAAAGGTTGTATAGAATCTAAAACTTTGAATTTTTGGCCTTTGATTAGAATCTCAGTCATCTCCCTTCCCGTCATACCGAAGTTATCAATAAACCAAGATTTCATCTGAGGAAGAGGGGCC